GGTGAGCTGCGTAATGCCCAGTTCCTGACGCGGTGGCGCACGTCATGCGCAGGTCAAGGCGCCACCGCCATCAAAACAGGGCATTAAACAGGATTGTGTCTAAGTTGATGAGCGCGTCGAAGGTGAGATCCACGGCCTGGACCGCATCCACCGCATCGGCGAACACCGACTGCCCGTATGGGCTCATGTCAACTCGCGTGTTGGTGACCGCCGGCTTCACGATGCCGAAGGTGGGGAAAGGACAGCCCGTGTCGTATATGGGGAGAATACCGACAGGCGCGAGCTCATTTCCCTCGTGGTCGAAGCATACGGTGACGATCCGGTACGTCTCCTCGCTTTCATTGGCGAGAAGACCTTCCGCGTATTCAGGTGAAGGTGTGGAAGGTGAAGAAGAGTCAGGCGAGAAGACCATGCCGCCCTTGAGGTGCATCTGCAGCTGGTCCACGGCCTTGCCACGATAGAAGGCACGCGTGACGAAGGCGCATTCGCTGATGCCGTCCTCATCCCAGCTCAGGGGAATGACCATGCGAGCGTCGTAATGGCGAATACGGACCTTCCGCTTGCCCAGGTCAATCCAAAGCGCCCAGGCACCAGTGCCGAGCCCGAAGGCACGTACCACGGTGGCCTGCGCCGCGTTCATGAAGTTCGTGGAAGAGAAGAACGAGTTGATCCAGTCGGTGGCCTTCTGATTCTCGCAGACCACCTTCACCTCCTCGTTGAGGAGAAGAGAACCCCACTCTTTGCAGACGCGCATTGCAGGGTGAATGCTCCTACGGTGAACCGCATACACGCGCCCCATACCGTCCTTGTCGCGGTAGTCGTAGAATTCCCCGCGCGCGCTCATCCAATCGTCCCAGCTACGGATCCAGGGCTCCATGTCATCCAAGGGAAGAACAAACCCGAGCTTGCGCAGATAGTCCTTCACATGCTCCGGCACCCAGTATTCATCGAGACCATTAGCGCCCATGCAACACCTCCGATAATCCAGCCGATAAGGTCAGGTGAAGTGTCCCTGCATGTCACAACCATCCGCGTGCCTTAGAATTGGCCCGAGCGACAGATCGAGATTCGTGGGGATGATGCAAGTGAATTACAAGGTCATCGATAAAGACACTTACTACAGAAAAGGCGTGTTCCGCCACTTCACAGAAGATTGCGCATGCTCGACTTCCATGACGGCGAGGATTGATGCCACCGACCTTGTCCGTCATTCCAAGGAGACCGGGACGAGGTTCTACATCAACTTTCTCTACATCCTGTCAAAGGTTCTGAATTCCCGCGAGGATTACAGGATGGGGTATCTTAGGGAAACGGACGAACTGATCTGTTACGACGTTATCAATCCCATACAGTACATCTTTCATGAGGATACAGAGACCTTCACGCTCGTCTATACGGAATACGATGAGGACTACGAGAAGTTCTACGCGGCGGCTCTGCGGGATGCCGAAGAGGCAAAGAAGACCAGGGAATACGGCTTCGACATCGTGAATCATCCCAACTGGTTTGATGCGTCGTGCATACCGTGGCTGTCCTACGATGCCATGCATCTTGAGCTGCCCGACGTTCATATGTTCTTTGCGCCGGTCATCAACTGGGGAAAATACAAGGAAGAAAACGGCAGGCTTGTAATGCCAGTGACCGTTCGCTTGAACCATGCGATCGCTGATGGCTACCTGGTGGCAAACGTATTCCGTCTTCTGGAGCAGGAGATTGGGGTTTTCGCAGGGCTTTAATCGACAAGTTCCTGTTTGTGCGCCTGAGCCCGCTTATCCTCGCAGAATGTCATCGAGCATCGCATAGCGCACTGCGTCTATGGAATGGTCGTTGCCATCGGGGATGTCATCGATCCAGTTGCCCTCCTTGTCACGCTCGAACTCTTTCAAGGTGAATTCGGAGAAGGTCAAAGGGCACCTTTGGGAATCGATCACGATCTCGCGCAGCCCCGCCAGCCACTCGTAAGACAAGCGCCTCATCCTGGCCTTGCGCGCCGCATGCACACGAATGCCGAGCTCTCGCCGCCATACGTTCATCTGCACCTTGCTATCCGGAGTGTCGTCGCAGTAGACGATCTGGTCGTGGAAGTATGCCTCCGCGCCCTGTTCGTCCGGGAAGGTGAGAGAATCCACCACGATCTGGCCCGTCTCCGCCGGCATCATCTTGTTTGCGGAATGTTCCTCGAAGATGAGAAGGCGCCGAGCGTCAGGCTCCCAGGCGCAGCGCACGAAGCGCCACGGATCCGGGAACCAGCCCCAGTCCACGCCATTGCGAATGCGTTGGAAGGTGCGAATGCGGGAGTCGGAAAGCTTCGCCTCGTGCACGTTGTCGAAGATGGCGCCGCCGGTGCCGGTAATCTCGCCCAGGTACTCCCAGCGCCACGCCTTCTCGTTCGTGTCGCGCAGGTACTCGGCCTCCTCGACAAAAGGTGTGCCCAGCCAGTCAGGGTGAGAATCAATCACGTCGAGATAAGAGCTACCGCGCACAAGGGTGTCGTCACGCCTCACGCGCTCTAGACGCTCCACGTTCACCCACGACCACATCGTCTTAGGCGGGTTATAGCTGTAGAAGATCCAGAAGCGGTCACCGCCACGGCGAAGAGAATTGAGAATGCTTCGCACGGCCTCCACGCCCTCGAACTGGTCAAGCTCCTCGAACCACACCACTGAGCAATAGCCCTTGGTGAACTTCACGCCCTTCAACTTGAGGGGATCGTCCGCGCCGCGGAACACGATGCGCTGCCCGGTAGGGGTGTAGGTGATCTCCATGGGAGAAACGCGGCAGCGGAAGACGCCCTCCAGGCCGAGCACCTCGATCGCCCACTGGATCTGCTGGTAGACGGAATCGCGCAAGGTGTTGGAGAAGCGCCTCACCACCACCGCGTTCGCCTTCGGGTTGGCAATGATGAGAAGAACAATGGCTATGGAGATGAACGAGCTCTTCGTGGACCCACGTCCGCCAGGCAGCCAGTAGTGCGTGTGGCCGTGCGCCATCACATCGCCGAGCACTGGGTGGAAGCGAGGGATGACGAAGTCGGAGACGTTGGTCACTCGGAACCACCGCCCTCGCCGTCGGAGTCGTCGGCCATGGGCTCGATGACGAGACCGAGGGTCAGCTGCACAGGAGCATTGTCGGCCTCCTCGGCCTTGCGCTCCATCTTGCCGTACTCCATCGGGTACTTGCGCTCTAGCAGCCAGGCTGCCGCCGTCCAGTACTGCGCCCGGCTCTCGGCCGCCGACTTGATGGTCGTGAGCAGGCATCTCTTGTACTGGGCCTCGGCCTTTTTTAGTTCTTCGTATAACGCGCGTTTCACTCCGGTCTTTGCGTTCTCGCCCTCTTTCAGCCAGCGGTAGAACGTCGCCTGGTGAACGCCGATCGCGGCGATGATGTCCGCGTCGCACAGTCCGTCGCGCTTGAGCTCGACGATCTGCTCGACGAGCGCGTATGTAAGCTTCAACTTCGCGGGCATGGTGCCACCTCCTCACGGTGGCATGTTCCCCGCGCGTCACAAACTGGGGCTAACAAGGGGTGAAAGGGTGCAAAGGCCGAAACCTTGCACCCTTTGCACCCTTTGCACCCTCACTTGCGGTCGCGCCGGCTCTTGAGCCCGTACTTCCTGCAGAGGCGGCTGTTCCTCTGCCGCATCCGATCGCGCTCCCTGCGGATCGCGGCAGCCTCGGCCTCGTCGGCCTTCTCCTCGCGCTCGCGCTGCAGGATCTCGTTGAAGGCCACCTCCTCGTTGAGGTGCATGATCTCCGTGCACATGGGGCAAAGGCCGCTCTGCCTGTTCAGGCGCACGCCGACGACGCCGCACTCGGGGCAAACCTGCTGCACGCGCAGGCTCACGTGGCACCGGCTCGCCTGGCTCTCGATGGACCGAGCGGATCGGTCCGTGCCGCACTCGCGGAGCAGTGCGTCGTGCACGGCCTCGACGCCCAGGTGGCCGTTCGCCCGCATCACGTCGAGCTCCTTCGTGGTCCAGGCCCTCCATCCCTTCGCGCTCATGACGGGTACCGCTCTGGGTGAAAGGTCGGGTGAAAGCCTTTTGCCCCCTCAAGCCTCACGGGAAGGGTGCGGGGGTGTGTTGTCGGGGCGTCCTGTCCCCGACACACATCCCCCTCCCCACAAAAAGTTCTATATATAAGGGTTTGTTTACCCCCCTTAAACATGGAAATTTGCACCCTTTCAGGCAATGGGAAGGACACCCTGGGCCTCCTCTCCACTGTCCGCGCCCTCGGCAGAAGAGCCAGAAGTTGCCGCATCATTCACGACGCTGCGAACGATGAGCGCCTTGCCGGTCTTGGGGTCGAGCGTCTGCTCGAAGCGGTTGGACTCCTCGAGCCAGCGGCGCACGGTGGGCAGGCTCCATCCCAGGGACTTGCGCACTTCGTCGCGCTCGCAGCTCTCGCCGCGCCCGATGAGCCGGTCGCACACGCCCTCGAGCGAGGCAACCTTGCCCAGGTTCTCGGCCTCGGTGCGCAGCTTCCTGGCCTCGGACACGCCGCCGTAGTTGGGCTTGCAGTCGGCCAAAAGCTCGGTGTGGTCGACCTCGTGCAAGGGGAAGACGAGCCACAGATCGAGCGGGTCCTTCTGGGCGAACTCGCGCAGGGTGAACGACATCCGCCAGCCGGTGAGCCGCTTCACGTCGGCCAGCTTGTGCGACTGCCGCGCCATCTCCAGCGTGCCGGGCTCAAGGATCAGCTCGGTCATGTCGAGCACGGCATCCGGGGCACGGCCGAACACGCCAGAGCCGCTGCCACGGTCGATCGCGCTCTTCAGGCCCTGGGCGCCCTTGGAATGGTGGTGGCTGATGACCACCGTGCACTCCAGGTTCACGCAGATCTCGTCGAGCTTGGCGAAGAACTCGCGGATGTCTTTGGCGTTGTTCTCGTCGCCGTCCTGCACCATGTAGGCAGGGTCGATGA